AATGGCGCGTACGGGTCAATGTCTCGCACAGCGGCTTTCACCCTGTTAAGGATTCCACCCCTGCCGTCCTCCATGTGACGGGCAAGAACTTCGCTGTCGCATTCTGTAGTCATTGTCAATCCGCGAAGCCTACAGATTTCCGCATAGTTACTAATGACTCCGTTATGCACCAAGTACGCTGGGCTGTTCTGCATCGCAAACCGATGCGGATGGTTGTTCATGTTTTCTGATGGGCAGCCATGCGTAGCCATGCGGGTATGGCCGATCATTGCAACGCTACCTATCCCCAATTTCATGTGTTGCAAATGATCTGCGATTGACCCCTGTTGCTTGTGTGAATCAATACCGCTAGCACTACACCAAGCGATACCAAACGCGTCTTGACCGCGCATCACCTGACTACGCGCCGCTTCTCGCAACGTAACAAGGTGCTTACGACGAAGTGGTTCCAACGAAAAGTGTCCGAAAATGCCACACATATGCAATCTCCTTGATTGTTTATTGAGTGCGCAGTCCTGCGCGGATGTCATGTCGGATAGCAAGGTTCCGCAGGGTTTTCATGTCCTGCGCGAGCGTGTAAGTTTCGTGGTGAAGTTCCCCATACTGCTTCTTGCTGCGCTGTCCCTTCCAACAGTAGAAGAAAAGGCATCGGAGATTGGACTCTCCGAGCGTTCCTGTGGTGTTTTGAAGGGTAGTTGGGTTGATGTCCCAATCAGGTTCAACGCCGTCAAGGGCCATCTGCACAAGCGTAAGACAGATGCGGATCCACGCTGCGATTTTCTTTGGGTTGACGGTTCCGCTAAACGCTCGGAACTCAACAGCATTAAATCGGCCGTCAATCAGGTTCGTCCAGTTGAGCATTTGATATCGGTCACGGAACCCGCGGTGCCATGAAACATGTTCCTTATGGCTCGCGCTAGCCCAATTCAGCGTTTTCATTAGGTCTTTGATGGGCTTGCAGAATCCGTTACGCGCACGTTGTGGAGTACCCGTGCTTGCAAAGATTCCCACTTCGAATCGGGCGACCAATTTGGTCAAGCGCCGCATCGCATCAATCGAATCCGTTGGGAACTCGACATGGATATGAAGTCCACAGGTGTCGTTTGTCCTGCCACCCATCGCCTTAATGCGCTTGCAAGTTTCGGTGATGTTGTCAAGACCTTCTTTTCCGCGCAACTTCGGAGAGACAAACTCGACTCCACGGCTACCGCGAAATTGAAGCGAGCCATCTTGCTCGGCCTTCCAAAATTTCCCTTGGAAATCTGGAAGTTGTCGTTGCTCAATTCCGTGTCGGCGTTGACCGACCATGATATCAACGTTGAAGTTGATACCACATTCGATCTCAATTCCGTATTGCAGTTGCGAGTGGGTGGTTGGCGTGGTCATTTGGATTCCTTCCTTTTGATGCGCTTCAACTTGAAACGCTGCACACCTAAATATACCCTATGTTTGCGTAGGATGCAAGACGCGGCGTGGCAAAATGGGAAAGTTTCTCATTTATAAACGCAACAAGTTGCGTAACCACATTGGGGCTTCGGTCAAGTTCCCTTCGGCATCTGCTTCTCCGAACAAAAGTACATTTCCGCATATCCAATCGGTCTTGTCACAGATGCCTGCGAATCGCACTGCCAAAAAACTCGCCTCAACATTTATCGGCAAGTTCAAAAGTTTGCCTTCTTCGTTAAGCAGCATGACCGCATTGCCTTGGTCGGTGCGCAATAGGAGCGATTCAAGATATCCGCCCACAGCGTCTTGTAGCACGCATAGGTCTTCGGGGATGTCACGCAATTCTGTACGACCAGTAGCCTGAATAGAGATGCAATTCATGCCCAATTTTACCCTATCTTTCAACAGGGGCGAGTTGTTTCTTGCAACCTACGCCAAAATAGGGTATATTTCTCTTGCGGCGAGTTGCCGTATTAGGAGGCATCAATGACGACCACGGAACGTTTCGCGAAAATCATCGACTTCATAACAGAATTGCAGGCTGCAGATATTGATGCAAAGGAAAGCGACCCGCAAGATCTCTACAACGTGTGTATTGATGAACTGCAAAAGATTCGTCGTGACTTTCGAAACATGCAGATGGAAGTTCAGGGTATGGATCAGTTACGATCGTGGAACGAACGGCTGCGTTCCGACAGGGACAGAGCACGCAAACTGTTTTGCGAGGCGATGATGCGGCATGAAGGAAGGCGAGCAGAAGATATCGCCAAATCAAACCTTTGGGACTGCTATGAGGCGCAGCAATGAATATTGACATCGTAGATCGCCTACGCATTAGTTGGACATCGTTGACCGACAAGCAGAACGCGGAACGCGCAGAAGCCGCTGCCGAGATTGAACGGCTCCGCACTCAATTAGAGATGTGGCAAGACGGGAACATTATGGCGGAGTCGCACCGCGACGAACTTGAAAAAAACACTGATGAGTTCCGCAAAACGATTACCGAACTGCAAGAGCGCGTCAAAACGCTTACGGTCGAGCGCGACGAGGCGCGGCGTGAATGTTGCAGGCACATGGCACACGGCGTGATCAGTGCAGAAGACTATGCCAAATACCTTAACTGGGACTGCTTCAAGGAGATCAAGTGACCGTTGTAAAGCCAAAGCAGTCGCACCCGTGGAACGCCAGTATCTCACGCGACGTGCAAGTAACCAAACTCAATGCGGAAATCGCAAGGTTGCGCGAGCAAATCAAACACACAAACGCAGAGGTCATTCGACTCCGCGATGAACTAGAAATCTACAGGAGGAAACCATGACAGAGATTTTGGGGTGCTTGATGTTCGTATGGGCGTTCGCCATCTTTGTAGGGATGGTTATGGTCGAATACCGATTGAACAAAATTCAACGCATTATGGAACGACGCGAAAAGCGCAACCTTTGATTTCAAAAAGAACCGCCTCGTCTTGCCTTGGGCGGACGGGGCGGTACTCTGTTAGGGGCGGCAACTCTGCCAGGGGAAACCGCCATTACAACATTGCGTGAGCAGCATACCACGCTTAGGGGTAAATCAAGCCGTCAGCCGGCAACCGCTGCAGCATTCCTAGATGCTCCGTTTCTAGTTTAGGGCGCATTACAACATAATGCCTAGCCACGGGGATTGACCCTACCCCGTGCAGCGGACAGTAAAACCTCCGCTCGCTCCTGCGCGTCGGTAGCGGACTGCCCGTCAAAATGGTGAAAGACGCGCCTATGGGAAACCTCGCGTCGGCTCCAAGCGGCTGACTTCCCAAAGATGGAAGTTTATTTTCCACTTCCATGACCTCAAAAACTGGGGTCATGGTGTTCCTGCATCTCACCAAGCGGCTAAACCCTTGACACGGCAAGAACGCCGAGATACCCTACGCCAATGCCAAAAGCCATACGAATCAGAACTGAAGCAGATTGGAAGGCGGCCATGCACCGCCATCTCAAAGAAGAAAACATCAGCCGTTACGCGTTTGTACGTCAAATCTCGGACGAGAAGATTTGCACGACGCACACCGCAGAATGCCTTCTTGCAGAGAACGGGACTGTGACAGGGAAGAGGATGCCGAAGTTCGCTACAGCCATTGAAATTGCAAGGCTTGCGGGATACGACATGGTTCTCGTCCCAAGATCACGGACTTGACAAGCAATAACACGCAACCCGCCGATACCGCGCAACCCCTGCAAGGTAAAAAACATCCGACTCAAACAAGATGCTTGAGTTGACAAGAAAAATCATGTGAAGGGACTCAAATGAAGGTCGAAGAAATTGAAGTGTCATTGCTGACTTCTGATCCGCGAAACGCAAGAAAACACGATGCGCGAAATATCGACGCTATCTGTGCAAGTATTGAAGCGTTCGGACAGCAAAAGCCAATCGTCATTTCAAAAGACAACGTAGTGCTTGCGGGTAATGGACTGCTCGCCGCTGCTCAAAAGTTGGGATGGCAAACTCTGCAATGCGTCCGTACTGAACTCAAGGGTGAAAAGGCAACGGCTTTTGCTATTGCCGATAACCGAACAGCAGAACTGTCTGATTGGGATGATGCTCGTCTCAAGCAACTCTTAAACGAAATGAGTCCTGAAGGGCTAAACGCTACAGGCTGGGATGCCGCAGAAATTGATGCCATGCTCGATTCTGTAGTCAATTCCGTGCCTGCGGACTTTTACGAACCAATCCTTGAGCCTGAATTCGGAGACAGCAAGATTACGGAACGGGACATTGACAGGGCAAACTCCGTATTCAATGTCACATCCTCCGCAAACGTCAAAATTGACATCGTGTGTCCTAATTGCGGAGAGGACTTCAAAATTGATCGTCCGTAATCAATCTGAATGGGAACACGCCGTCAAAATGTGCGCGGCTCTGACAAGCGCACCATACAAATTCGCAAGCAGCATGCCCAAAATCCCGCATGAATACACGCTGCGTAGGCATTGGGATGACAGCAAGTTCTCTGATTGCGTCCGTTTCGTCCGACAGAATGGGTACCCCACCCGTTTCTTTGGACGAACTTACACATACCTAGACATCAACGGTATGCACCATTGGGATAACAACGCAACCGTTGAAGCCACAGAACTCATCAACAGGGCGCAAAAGAAATACCCAAACCCGTATGACGATATCGCATTCGTGTACGACTCGCTGTTTAACGACAAGGCAAGCGAGTCGCAATCAAAAGAAGCGGTAGAGATGTGCGGAGTTCCAAAGTACGGCCGTGTCTTAGATGTCGGATGCGGGACAGGGTTACTACTAGATTACTGCAACCCTGAGTCCTATACAGGCATTGATATTTCAGGGGCAATGCTAGAAGAACTCAAGCGGAAACATCCTGAACGAAGCGAACGAGTAATTCGAACTTCATTCGAAGATTTCTATGGAACGGGATATGACTGCATAGTCGCATTGTTTGGCGTGGCTGCATACATCCATGAAGATCACCTCAAGCGGATCCCATGGATGCTGAACGAAGGTGGATGCGCAACCTTGATGTTCTACGCGCCTGATTACTCGCCCGTGACATATCTACGCACAAACACCGAACGACCAAACTCATATAGCCATCAAGTGCTAGAAACCGATGAGCGATTCGGGAATTACATCGTCAGGAGGATTAGGAAGTGAAGATCTACCTCAAGACGAATGTTTATGACGCAGCAATCAAGCGCATCAATTACCTCTTTGATGAGTTTCAAGAAGTGGTAGTTGGCATCTCAGGCGGCAAAGATTCAACGGTTGTATTTAACCTAGCACTTCAAATCGCTACTGAAAGGAAAAGACTCCCACTTAAGGTCATGTTCCTTGACCAAGAAGCCGAGTGGGACAGCGCGATTGATTACATCCGAGAGGTCATGAATGACCCACGAATTCAGCCATACTGGTTGCAAGTCCCATTCAATATCTTTAATGCCACATCCGCTGCAGAACAATGGCTGAAATGTTGGGACCCAACCCGTCAAAAGGATTGGATACGAGAGCAGGAACCAAACTCTCTCAAAGAAAACATATACGGCACTGATCGATTTGCCGAAATGTTTACAGCGTTCGCAAGGGTCACATTCCCCAAAACCAAGATGTGTTACTTGAGCGGGATGCGAGCGGATGAATCTATGACCCGATACGTCGGGTTGACATCAAATCAGACCTACAAGCACATCTCGTATGGGAAAATCCTTGACAGGCGATACGAGCAATACACCTTTTACCCAATCTATGATTGGTGTTACTCGGATGTATGGAAAGCCATCCATGAGAACAAATGGGAGTATTGCAGCCTTTACGACACCATGTTTCAGTACGGCATTCCGATTCGAAACATGCGCGTTAGCAACGTAACGCACGAAACCGCCGTCCGATCTCTCTACTTTATGCAGGAGTTTGAACCTCGAGTGTGGAACAAACTGACCAAGCGCATTGGCGGCGTAAAGATGGCTGCTCAACTACGTGAAGATGCGTTTATGACGGTCAAAAACCTGCCTCCTATGTTTGAATCATGGAAGGAGTACAGGGATTACTTGGTTTGCAACTTGCTTGCCACCGAAGAAGCAAGGAACAAGTTCCAGCGCAAGTTCGCGCAAATGGATGAGGTGTATGACCAATACCCCGATCAGAACGATATGTTCAAAGCGCAAATCTCTGCCGTGCTTGCGAACGATCATTACATGACCAAGATCGGAAACTGGGAACGATCACCTCAAAGACATCTCTACCGCCGCAGAAAAAGTGACCCGAACTACGAAATTTACAGCGGCAAATACGTCATTGAGGCAAAGCCATGAACACGCAAATCATCCAACAGATTACCGAAGCCTTTAACGCAGCAGAGGACAAGGTGCAGTTCTTGCGCGATGTTCGTGAGGCGCTTCACAACATTTCACCGCTGCAATCGCAACCTATTGACTTAGTTCGATGGGTTCCGGTCGAGAAAGTCACCCCCAACGACTACAACCCAAATTCAGTCGCGCAACATGAAATGAGTTTGCTTTACACAAGCATTCTGCATGACGGGTATACACAGCCAGTTGTTACCGTCTACAACGCCGAACGCGACATGTATGAGATCGTTGACGGGTTCCACAGGTATTACACCTGTAAGACTCGGAAAGACATTCGAGACCGAAACTTGGGACTCTTGCCAATCGTTGTCCTAAACAAGGGGATGAACGACCGCATGGCTTCTACCGTTAGGCACAACCGCGCCCGTGGCAAACACTCCGTGTCAGGGATGTCAAACCTTGTATTTGAGATGTTGCATAATGGGTGGGCGGATGCCGACATTTGCAACGAACTCGGGATGGAACCCGAAGAACTCCTCCGACTCAAACACATTACAGGGTTCTCAAAGTTGTTTGCTGACGTATCGTACAAGGCCGCTTGGGTAACACGTCATCAAGTCAAATTGCATAAAGAACACGGTGTTCCATGTCAGTAAAGAAACGCACTTCTCTTAATGCAAACGAGGTAGCGGAAAATACCCCTGCTACTCATAAGCGCACTTATAAGAAAACCGCTGAACAGGTCGACAGCGCAAATCAGGATGCCACACGCGGCTCTGCCATTATTGAGTCATTTCAAGATCCGCATCGACGTCGCGGCGCGTACGTCATGCTGCAACGGGCAATTTCTCTTGCGTTGGATGTCCCGTTCGATGCCATGAAGGTGGCTTGCATGACCGCAGTCAAAGACCTAGCGAATCCCGATGACAGGATTCGTTCCCGCGCTAGAGAGTTCTTACTTAAAGTACAGGAAAGCGGTATCGGGGCATCCGTTGATCTTGATCGAGTGCAACGCCTAGATGACGGCATGGCTACCGAAAACATCTCCGTAGCATCAATTACCCCCGAAGCATTGTCCGCAGTCGTTCAGACGATCCGACAATCCTGCAAATGACCCCCGAACAAGCGATCAACGAGGCTCGGCGGAACCCGTTGGCGTTCAACGCCCTAATTATGGGGCGACCCATAGGGGCGATGCACGCTCAACTCATCTCATACCTAATCGATAACAAGGATTGTTACGCCGAACTGCCCCGTGGACATGGGAAAACTACCACAGGCGCACTCGTAATCGCTTGGTTGCTCGGGCATTACCCGACTCTGCGTATCAAAATCGTTGGGTCAACCGATCCCGAATCAGCCAAAACCGCTGGGATGATCCGAGAGATCATTGAGTCGGATAGATACAAAGCGGTTTTCCCGCACATTCAAATCCGTAAGGGCGATACATCCAAAGCAAACTGGCGATTGACATTGGCAACTCGCGGAAACCGCGACCCCACAGTTGAAGCATTAGGAATTATGGGACGAGCAGGAGGTCGTTTTGACATCCTATGGACGGATGATATCTCCGACCTCCGCAATGCGGTTCTTATCCCAGCCGAACGCGCCAAAGTCAAAGAGGCTTACTACAGCAACTGGATGCCGATGCGAGATATCGCGTCAAGAGGGCCATTCAAACCGCGAGTTTGGAATACCGCTACCCCATATCACACCGATGACATTACGGCGGAGTTGCGACGGGTTCATTTCGAATCGGGAACCATACTTCGATTGCCATGCTTCGTTGACAACGGGTTGAGAGTTAGCCCGTGGTCAGAAGTATTCCGACATGAGGAATTGTCAGAGCAATACCGCAAGATGGGGGCTATGGCGTACGGTCGTGCATACGAACTCGTACCGCTCTCAAGCGATCTCCTTATCTTCCGACCCGAATGGTTCCAATACTACAGGTCAGACGAACTACCAAAGGTCACACGAAAAATCGCCGCAATCGATTGGGGATACGGGAAACAACAGCAATCAGGTACGCAGCCTGATTACAGCGTATGTATCGTTGGGGAAGTCGATAACAAGAAGGATTTGTACATCACCGATTGCCTACGAGTGCGCGAGACTTTCCCTGCGTTCGCACGTATGGCAAAAGACCTTTTAGAACGGCGTGGGGTATCGGTTGTATTGGCCGAGGGTAATGGGCCGCAAAGAGGCATTTATGACCAATTTCAGACCATTACCAACTTCCCAATGATGTCTGTCGAGCGAACTAAAGACAAACACATCCGAGCCGCAGCAGTACAGCCGTTTGTTCAGGATGGGAAATTGAAGTTCCCTATGGACAATGATGGCCGAGTTTTGTCGGCATTTCAGCCCGTTATCGAAGAGATGGTGTCATTCCCCGCCGCAGCACACGATGACACAGTAGACGTTATATCCGATCTGTGCAGCGAAGCCGTCCGAGGTTCTTTAAGCCGCGTTGATTGCCAAATCCCGCGATTTAATAAATCAGATGCCGTGGCTCGGATGTTTGGAGCGAAAACCGTTAGCCGTCCATTTTTCGCCTGATATCATTTGTAAATCTATTTCAGGCATTGCATTACCTCATTTCAAGGGGCATACGCGTGGAAAGCATTTGCAAATCACCCGACGTAATTAGTCAGTTTGCTCATCCTGACGAATTACCTATCCGCAAGGGAAGTCCGTCATTCGAACAGGAAAAGTTGCGCAAGCAAATCCCCGAATTACGTGACAGGCTGTATCGGTATCGCGTCGCAGTAAACGCCATGGAAGCCGCGTTGCCGAGAATTACCGATGAGTACAAAAAGAATGAGCAACTTCGCGCTATTGATCGCCTCAACAAAGAAATGCAAGCGATTCAAGTCAAGTTAAAGGAAGCGAAAGCGTTTTCGAAGTCCTCACAGAATGCGAAGCACGCAAAAAAGCATAAGTTCGATCGACATAAAGTCGCTTCGTATGGGCCATTCTCAATATGGGAAGTTCAAGAGCGTGGGCTAGGGCGATACTGGGAAGTTCACGACGCTCGACGACCATCAAACATTTCTATTGAAGAGTTTGAAAGCAAACATGAAGCGGAAGATTGGATCGCGGAGAACGGTGGTAAGTCGGCGTTTGACAGACTTAATGAGATCCGCGCTCGGTACACGGCTTTGAAGAAGATGCCGAAGTCCGAGTTGTTTGCGCTATGGCAGCGGAAGATGCAGCGTGGTCGGGTTGAAGTAGGCGGGAATATGAGCGAGATGGATAAGGATTCGATGGCGTCCGACATTATTAACGCCGAATACAACCGTCGCGAAGTCGAAGCGGCATTCGCTGCTTCTCGCACAAGCGCGAAAGAGCGATTCGCCATCCCTCTTCACTTGAAGGGTGAAGATTACAGGCAACTAATGAAAACTACGCGGCAGCAGTTAGTGCAAACTTGGCTTAACACGATGCGAAGCAGGGGTGACACGCACCTAACTGTAGATAACGCTCCTCCGTATACGACTCAAGGGAAAATGCAAATGATTGAGGACATCATTATGGGTTCGCAATCAAGTTCCAACTCACAGTTTTCCCTTACAGGCGCGAAGGCCCGCTTTGAAAAGTCAAAGGCCAGTTTCAACGCACAATGGGATGCTGAGTATGAGCGTGAAGCAAATCAGTACATCCGTGATGCCGAAGAACTCATCAAGAAATGCGAACAGAAGCGGCATGAAATCTATGACATGGAGGTGCGCACTCTGCCTCGATGGATTGACATCATGAAGCAAGCAATTCGTAACCAAAACAAAGGTGATTTCCTTAAAGCGCGACAAGTTCTAGCAAATGCAGACAACATCCGTAGGTCATTTGCAAGAAGCACAAGCAGCAAGTCCGCGTTCAATCAGTCACTTGGTTGGACGAATTACAAGGATCAAGAACTCTCGCAACGACTTCAAGAAGTGCATGATTTCAAGGAAAGTTGTTACGACAAAGTTCGCCAAATTCAAGGCGCAATTCAAGACATTCCAGGCATTGAAAGCAAGTTGGCAGTTGCAAAGGTGAAGAAGGACACGAACGCACTTTCAGATGCGACGATTGAATTGAGCAATCTCCAACGTGTTCGCTCTTCCTTCTCCCGCGTTGGCGAAGCGGAAGCGTTTGCCATCGGCGCGGATTCCCGTGAAAGCAACCCGCAGAACGACGAGCGGCTGATGGAACTTGCAACCAAGGTTGGCAAGGAACACACCGTCAACCTGTTCGCACGTTGGGCTGAAGGCAAGACTACGAATTCACGCGAAAGCGGCAAGTCAGAGTTTGCTTGGAACGCAGAAACGTCGCGGTGGAATGATGCGTTGAATAGTGCATTGAGCGACCTACGCAACGGAAACACTGAAAAAGCAGTTGAGGTTATCCGTAGTTTGCAACATTGGTTGTTCTACGTAGGCGACAAAATCATTCGTTGATGCAATGTGGATTGGGAAGCGTATCAATCACTGCTTGCGACTACTGCGAGACAATTCCGCAGATGGGGCCGCCGTCAAATTGACGCTTGCGAACCGCATGACATTGCGATGGATTGCCTACTGCGAAGCAGCGGGTACGAGCATCGAGAAATCAAGTTTCGTATCGTCGATGCGCTACGAGCGGAAACGAGCGAAGACAAGCGTAGGCGGCGAAAGCCGCCTACGCGCTTTTCAGAGGATTGGCCGTCTGCGAATTGGATTTTGGATGCGTGTGAAAATGAAACGCAGACACAAATCGTAACGCTGCTCCTACGCGGATGGACGCGCAAACAGGTCGCGACTGAATTAGGATTGACCAGCGTCGTGTTGTGTCGAGAGTTGCAACGCTTGCGAACGAGACTAGAAAATCATTAGATCAAACATTACAAGTTGATCAGGAGCAAACTATGAGCACCGCAGGAAACACCCCTAATTTCATTGCCGCAGAAAATATTTCTCCGTTTGCGTGTGTGAGAATGAGCAGTTCGTTCGAGGTCGAAGTTACTAATGCTGGTGATGCCAAGACAAATGCGTTTGTAGGAGTTGCTGATGGATCAGTTCGCGGCTTTAACAAAACTGCTCACGCAGAAACAGGAGAACCCGTTGTTCTTCAAAACGGCCAATTCGTGCAATTAAAGTGTGCGGGTTCGTACCAAATTGTTGCTGGGCAACTTGTCACTTTTGACGCAGGTGGCTTAGTACGTCCGATCAACCCAAATGAGTTGGAACGAGCGTTTTTTGTTGCATCAGAGAATGCAGAGTACGGAGAGATTTTTTGGGCGCAGCGCGTAGGGGCATATGATTACCTTCCCATCGCATTGCAAAATTTAAGATTGCAAACGCCTATCCAAACTAACGGCGCAAGTACAGTTGCTGTCAATCTTGAAACCTTAGTACCAAATTTGCCGATCTCCGGTGGGCAATCGGCGTGTATGTCACTTCTTGTAATTGGGTCAAATAGCGCAGGTACAACAACAGGTGCGTATCGCTTTACAACGGCTTACAGGTCTTACTTTGTTGGACAAGGCGTATTCTATGCCCTTGTCAATTCTGAAAAGGTTGTAGTTGGCGAAACGAATGCCTCTTTGAACGCAAACATTGCGTTTAATAATAATGCCGTGGAACTTGAGGTTACAGGCGTTGCGGGTGAAACAATGCAGTGGCAAGTCATCGCGCAGAAGGTAGTTGTTTAAAATGGCAAACAGCAATCCTTTAGCCAACGGTCTTGAACCTGCAAAACGACCACGCAAGCCGCTGAAAGCACCCGTTGATCGTGGCATCACGCAACCGCTTGCAACGGCGGTTGAGGTGCAGCGTTCGTTCTTGACGACCGCAGACAAAATGTTGCGGAACAGCAGCATCGCGTACCGCCTTAACCCGCAGTATCAGCAGATGATGCGGTCGGACGCAGATATTGAAGGTGTCTTACGTTCGCTACAGGTCACGCTTGCATCGCTGGAATGGGCAATCACTTGCACCGATGAACAGGATGCCGCAGGGCAGGAATTAGCAGCACAAATCTCAAAGATTTTTGATGCAATGCCACGGCGGTCAGATTTCGTGCGTTCGATGCACGAAGCGGTGTGGTACGGAAACTCCGCTTGCAACATCGTCTATCGACGTGATGAAAGCACCAAGGTTGCCGTGAAGGAGTGGTATCCGTTCCACCCCGACACGCTCGCCTACGATCAGCGCGGGAATCTCGCCATCCGCGTCGGATCGCAGTACAGCGCGGACGGGCCATCCTCGCAAAACATCGGATTCGACAGCCGCGTACACATCTTCAACGAGATGGAGCGAAAGGCCATCGTTCTGCATCGGGTGTTTATTAACGCTCCCGACTTCAACGACCCGAACTCAACCGAAAGCATCTATCGCGGAGTGGGAGCGCGAGATGTCTGTTGGTTCATGTGGCTAGCGAAGCAGGAAATCCTGCAAGATGCCATCACGTATGCAGAGCGGTACGCCATGGGTATCCGCGTCGGCTATTACCCGCTCGGTCAGGATGAAGGACGCACGATGATGGAAAACGTGCTTGCCAACCTGACCAACGACAATAGCGTTTTGCTACCGCAGAGCGGCACAGAGAAGGTGTACGACATTGACATCAAGGAACCAAACGCAGGACGCGCACAAGTCTTTATGGAACTTGTGAACTGGTTCAGCGGCAAGATTAAAGAAGCAATCCTTGGACAATCCCTCTCATCCGAAACAGGCTCGACGGGCTTGGGATCAGGCGTTGCAAGCCTTCACGCCGATACCCTCTCCCGAATCATTCGGTATCACGCCGATGCGCTCGCAGACAGCATGACTTGCGACTTCGTACGCGTCGTTGCCAAAATGCTGGGTGCGTCTGATAAGCAATGCAGCACCCTGCGCTTTCAATTCGCCCCTGAACGACCCGATCCAAAGGATCGTTTAGAGGCCATCAAGGCGTTCCTTGAAATGGGGGGCAAGGTTGCCGAGCGAGAGGTTCGTGACCTCCTTGGACTTTCTCAACCCAAGGAAGGCGAACCCGTTCTTGGCAGTCAAACCGCGCAACCCGCTGGGATGGCCGACA